GAGAAAATGCATTTGATTTTATTGAAAGATATGCAAGAAAAAGGCAAGCACTCCTTACTACGGATGGCGAAGGAAATATATTAATTACGCGTTCAAGTAATAATCCAATATCAACCAATCTTTTAAATGAAATAGAAGGTTCAAATAACATAATAAAGAACGCTAGCGTTAATTATAATTATACAGAGCGGTTCAATAGATATACAATATCCAGCCAAGGTAATGCTAGTATAGATATTGGTGCTGAAATATCGCCTGATGTTTTAACAGACCAGCAAGGTGAAAGCATAGATGAAGAAATCAGAATAGGAAGGCAAATTGTTATTAATGCTGAAACAAGTATGAGCGATGCAACAGCAGCAGACAGAGCCTTGTGGGAACGAAACATAAGAAGCGGCCGCTCAAGAATTTATAACGTTACAGTTTATGGTTTTATGGCAGAAGAGGATGGTTTATTGTGGAAACCTAATTTTCTTGTTAAGATAAAAGATGATTTTGCAGATATTGATGCTCAAATGTTAATACGTTCAGTTACATATAGTCAATCTAATGACGCGGGTTCAACAACTACGTTGGAATTTGTTGAAAAAGATACGTATACAATTCAGGCTAAAATAGATAAAGCAACTGCTGAAAGTAATAATATAGGTGACGAGTTCTTGTAATGTTAAATAAACATATTGAAAAATGCTTTAATAAAATACAAAGACGTATAACTAATCTGATTATGCGCTCAAGGACAACACTTATTAAGGCTGATACAGCTCAATACTCAATCCAACAAGTTACTTATAATGGGAGACCAATTGATGTACAGTTAGTATTTCCATATGGGATGGCCAGCATACCACCACTTGATTCTGAAGCTCTAATGTTTAATGTACTTGGACAGGGCGAAAACAAAGCGGCAATAGTTGATAACTCAAGGACAAGGTTTAAAGGATTATCAGAAGGTGAAGTTCAAATTGGTAACCCATTAAGACAAACCTATCTTTATTTTGATAGCCTTGGAAATCTTAATATTAATGTAACAGGAGATTTAAATATTACTGTAAATGGAGATACAGTACTTAATAGTAATACTGTTACTATGAATACTTCAGAACTACTTGTTACAGGAGATATTAAAGCAAATGGCGATATATTCTATGATGCAGATGGTGATAATATATCTGTGTCGAACATAAGGAATATTTATAATATCCATACACATATAGATTCTGACGGTGGTATGACAACTGTACCTAACCAACCAATATAAGGCAAGATAAATGGAAACAGATATTAAATGGTATGTAGGAAGTGATAACATTTATGATATTGATATTGTAGATGGCGATATAGCATCTACTAATAGCTTTGAAACAGCATTGCAAATGTCTTTATTATTAGATAAACGCGCCATTTCTTCAGAGAAACCAAGGCCACAAGACAGAAGAGGGTGGTTTGGTAATTTATTTAATCGAATAGAAGATTATAATATCGGTTCTAAATTATGGCTATTATCACAAGCAAGGAACACTCAAGATACAGAAAATAGAGCGGTAGATTATGTAAATAATTCTTTGCAGTGGTTAATTGAAGATGGACATGCTACAAATATAAATGTTTCAAGTTCAAGAACTATAGAGGGAATTTCTATATTTATAAATATTGAACGCCAACAAGATGAAGTAACGACTTTTACTTATAATTTATGGAATAATACATTAACGGTATAATATGACTATTAACTCACCAGATTTGCAAGAAATTATTGATAGGATGCGTACGGATTTACAGGGTGTTTTACCTACTCTTAATCCTTCACTTAGAAACTCATTTATAGATGGCATAATTGTCTCAACTGCTGGCAGAATAAATGAATTTTATGAAGATTTAGATGCTCTTATTGAGCAAATGTTTCCTGATACGGCAACTGGAGAGTTTTTAGAAAGATGGGGTGAGTATGTAAATATCACTAGGAACCCTGCAACGCAAGCTACCGGATTAATAACTGCTACAGGATTAGCCGGATCAATTATACCGATAGATACTAACTTACAAACAACAAATGGAATTACATATACAACTGACGCGGAAGCTACTATTACATCAGATGTAATAAGCATCATATCAATTACAAGAATTGGTACCACTGCTACTGCAACTACTGCAAGTAATCATAATTGGGCAAGTAATTTATCCCCTACTATATCTGGAGCTGACCAGAGTGAATATAATGGAGTAAAAATTATAACTGTTATTGCAGACAACCAGTTCTCGTTTGAGGTTGAAGGTTCGCCTGTAAGCCCTGCTACTGGTACAATTACCGCAAGCTTGGATAGTGCCAGTATTAATGTTACTTCGGAGGATTTTGGCCAGCAGACAAATGCAGCAAATGGAACAAGATTAACTTTTGCTTCACCATTAACTGGGGTAGATTCTGATGCCTTTGTGCAATTTACTGCAATTGGAGGCGGAACTGATATTGAAAGTGATGATGAGCTAAGAACTAGAATTATTGACCGATATAGAAATCCTATTACACCTTTTAATGCCGCTGAAATTATAAATCAAGCCAAGTTAGTCCCGGGGAATACTAGGGTTTGGGTTCAGGAAGCAGGTTATGAGCTTGAAGCACTCCCTGTTTTATCTCTGACTCGTGAAGGGAATACTGCAATTGTAGAATTTGCAAGTGGTCATAGTCTTAGTGATGGTATGACTGTATCAGTCAGTGGAGCGAATCAACCAGAATATAATGTTATAAATTCTGTTATTATTATAGAAGATAGCACAAGGATAAAATATAACGTTCTTGGTAATCCTGTAACTCCCGCTACTGGAACTATAAGCCTGACTCCAACAATTAGACCAGGACAAACAAGAGTATTCTTTACTCGTGATAATGATGCAAGTATTATTCCTGACGGAAGCGAAGTTGCAACAACAAAAGATAAGATAAAAGAAATAGCACCTGTTAATATGTCAGATAACGATTTAATTGTGGCTGCCCCTACTGCTGTTACTGTTAATTTTGTATTTTCATCACTTTCTCCTAATACAAGTACTATGCAATCATCTATTTCAGCTAATCTTACAGCTTTGTTTAGAGATAGCACTGACGTGGGAAGAGATTTAACAGAAAATCAATATAACTCTGTAATATATCAAACTGTAGATACTGCTACAGGTCAACCTGTTCAGAGCTTTACTTTAACATCACCTGTAGGAGATATAAATATAAATAGTTCTGAAATCCCTGTTTTGGGAACTATAACTTTTTAGGTAAATTATGGCATTTGAAGTATATAATGATGAAGATTATGCCCAAAGCCTTGCTAATTTAATCGTAGATGGCAAGCTTACCCTGGCAAAGAACATTGATGATTCAACCTTTAGAAAGTTGCTGAGGGGTCTTTCTATCGAGCATAGACGTATGGCAGAGCAGCTAAATCTTGTTTCAAATGATTACTATATTCCTGAAACAACCCAGTTAATTGAAAAATGGGAGAGTGCAGTAGGTATACCTGATGAATGTATATCAGTAGCAAATACATTAGATGAAAGAAGAGATAATATATTACTAAAACTGCGAGCTTCAGGTACTACTACTGTTGAAGATTTTGAAGAAATTGCTCTTTTATTAGGATTCATAGTTACAATTACACCGTTAGAAGATGTTGCACTTCCACCTTATGACGTTCCATTTATTCCAACGCGCGCGCCAGCTTCTAGTTTTATTGTTTTAGTTACTGGTGCAAATATAGCTCCTTTTTATCCGCCTTATGATGTACCGTTTTTGCCATCTGGTGGTGCTCAAAGTATTTTAGAATGTATTTTTAATCTATTAAAGCCAGCAAATATGATATTTGTTTTTGTTGAAGACCCTACAGCACCTGTGCTTGCTAATTGGGTAACAGATACAGGTGATATGATGGTTGATTCAACGGGGGCACAACTTTTATTTAAGTTAAGTTAAATGCTAATATATTTGCAAAATATTAATATAAAAGTTAATTTATAATAAAGAGAGGAAAAATAAAATGGCAATTGAACAATTAGTATTTGTTGATAATAATCCGCCACAATGTGATGCGGCTTTTCTAAATTCAGTTAGAAGTGAAGTTAATAATATAATTTCATCTTCAGGTATAACTTTAAACGATGGAGACCAAACCCAATTATCTTTGGCTGTAGCAAGTTATGTAGCAAATGCTAGCGCATATACTGATAGTGGGGTTGCTGACTCATATGTACTAAATCCTATTTCAAATGGCTCAGGAACTAATTCATCTCCGCAATCTTATTTAAATGATATGATAGTGAGATTTAGACCCGGCAATACTAATACTGGCGCAAGTACTATCAATGTAAACTCATTAGGCGTTAAAGATATTAAAAAAGAAGATGGCACAACAGATGTTAATGCTGGTGATATTATAGCCGACCAATATATTACATTAATTTATGATGGAGTAGTATTTAGAACAGTTTCTATTCCTATACCACTAGCCACTGTTTCACAACCCGGAATAGTTCAAAAAGCAACGCAAGCTGATGTAGAAGGAGAGGTGGCTGATAGATATGCAGATGCTGAATCACTAAAATTTATTCCCGGTGCAGCAAAGGCTTGGGGATATTTTGATGGAACGGCTGTAACGCCTGCATTCTTTTTAGATTATAATTTTGGAACTATTACAGATAACGGTTTAGGTGATTTTACATGTGCTTTTACTAATTCTTTAGCTAATGCTAATTATTCAGTTGGGGGCAGTGTTTTTGATACCACTGTATTGGCTCATGTCTTGGCAGTTTTTGCAAGGGCTGTAGGTTCGGTTCGGATTAGAACTTATGATAACAATTCAGAAGCATTGCAGAATTGTGACGACACAAATGTAATAGTATTCGGAGATTTATAAAATGAAAATGTTAAAAGTAAAATGGAAAAATTCAGGTGTAGAACTTTATGCAGTTGATAATAATACTAAAGGAAGAATTGCAAAATATATAGAGCAAATTGAAGAACATGAAATTGTCGATATTACAGAAAAATTAGTTTTTGTACGCGAGGACGATACAATTTCAACTATGCCATATGTAGAAGATATGGATATTGATAATATTAAAACAAGGTTAATTGAACTTGATAATAATGCAATTAGCAAAGTATCACCAATTAAATCTCATAAGATTGTTAAAATTAATGACATGCCTAAAAATAGGTTATTTCGTAATGAACAAATATTAAAGAATGGCAAAGTTATTGTTGATATGGATAAGGCTAGAGAATTTCAATTAAATAGAATTAGAAAAGCGCGTAATGCTGAATTAAAGAAATTAGATATTGATTATCTAATTGCTGATGAGCAAAAGAACAATCAAAAGAAAATAGAATTATATAATTACAAACAAAAACTAAGAGAAATTACTAATCCTAACTCTAAATTACATAATTTTGACCTTAAAGTTGCTAAAACAGCAGAAGAACTGGATTCTTTGTGGCCAGAGGAATTAATTAATTATAAATGTTAGATAATGCAGCAAAATTTGCAGCATAACTTAGTTATAACATCTAGTGAAGCCGATATAATAAAATCACTATATCGACAACATTTTCCGTCATTCATAAAACGTGTATTTAATATTGTAGACCCTTCTACAGAATATTTACATAATTGGCATATTGAGTTAATAGCCGAATATTTAGAAGCATGTAGGAGCCGTGAAATTAAACGACTTATTATTAATATGCCACCTAGAAGCATGAAGTCAATTTGTGTAAGTGTTGCTTTTCCTGCTTTTTTATTGGGGCATAATCCTGCAACAAGAATAATGGCATCGAGTTATAGCCAAACATTAAGTTATAAACATTCACTTGATACAAGATTAGTGGTTTCAAGTGCTTGGTATAAAACTTTATTTCCTGATACAGTTATAACTAAAGACCAGAACGAAAAATCAAAATTTATGACGACAAAGCAAGGTTTCAGGATGGCTACATCAGTTGGAAGCTCAGCAACAGGTGAAGGTGGTAACTTTCTAATTGTTGATGACCCTCACAACCCGATTCAGGCGGCTAGTGAGACACAAAGAACGAATGCTCTTGAATGGTTTGATCAAACTTTCAGCACAAGGCTTAATGATAAAAAAAGGGACGTGATGATTGTTGTTATGCAGCGTCTTCACGAAAAGGACTTAACAGGACATTTGAAAGAACAAAAGATATGGGAACATTTATGCTTACCTGCAATTGCAGAAAAGAAAACTATCATTAATTTTAATAATTTTCATAAAACGAGAGGTGACGGAGAGTTACTTCATCCTGAGCGAATGGGAAAAGAAGAAATTGAATTAGAAAAGATTAAATTAGGTTCTTATGGTTTTGCAGGACAAATGCAGCAGAATCCAGCACCTAATGACGGTGGTATTATTAAATTAAATTGGTTCAATCGATATGGCGTTATACCAGCAGAAAGACAAAAAATTGTTCAATCGTGGGATACAGCCCACAAGGCCAATGCCGGTAGTGATTATTCGGTATGTACAACATGGTTACAAAATGAACGTGGCCATTATTTAATTGATATATTAAGAGATAAATTAGAATATCCTGACCTAAAAAGAAATGTTGATAGTCTTGCTGCAAAATATAATCCTGATGTTATACTCATTGAGGATAAGGCAAGTGGTCAATCTCTGATACAGGATTTTGCCCGTATTGGTAAAATGAATGTTATAGCTATAAAACCAATGTCTGATAAAATAACCCGTGCAAGTTCAGTTTCTCCAACTATAGAGGCTGGAAATGTTTTTATACCTGAAAGAGCTGCATGGTTATTTGATTTTGAAAGTGAAATAAAGCTTTTTCCTAATGCTGAACATGATGATATTGTAGATTCACTATCGCAATACCTTAATTGGGCAAAAATAGGGAGAGAAACAAAACCAAGGATAAGAATGTTATGAATGAAAATAATCTTAAAATTTTTGCAAATATAGTTGGTTTCTTATGTTCAGTTTCATTAGTAACTTTTCTGGGTTTTGGCTTATATGATTTATATAATTGCGAAAACATTATTGATGTTCTAAAATATGCCTTATTTGATACATTTCTAATTGTTATTTTAATCATTCTGAATAAGGAAAAATAAACATGTCATTAATAGGGTTCGATAGAATTTTAAAAAGTTTTTCACCAGTTCAGAACGCAAAGAGTTCAATATATTCTAATGCTCAAATATATATGAGTTCAACGAATTGTGTATATGCTATTAAAGATTTTAGTAATAAGGATATTATAGATAATTATTTAAGTGTTGCACCGCTTAATACAGCCATAGATATGATTGCTGAAGCAGTAGGTAATTTACCCATAGTATTACGTAATAAAACAACAGGTGAGCTTATATACAACCATGATGTTCTTACATTACTTTCGCAACCTAACAGAATAGATCAAAAAACCCAATATTCGTTTATTGGACAAATTGCTTTGTGGCGAGTGCTAGATGGTAATGCATATATTGATATGTTGGGCAATATAAATTCTTCACCCGTACAACTTACTATTCTTAAACCTCAGAATGTTGAAATTCTTACTGACGATAAAGGTATCCCTTGGAAATATCAATATAGCAACGGGGGCGATTATACTGCATTTAAAAGAAATCTAGTAAATGGTGATATAAGATATTTTAGTCAGAATCAATTACAAGAAATTTTTCAAATAAAAAATTTTAATCCTAAAAGTTCGACAATTGACTATTTAGGTTCTTCTGAAATATGGCCAATATATTTGCAGATATTAAGTTATTTAGAATCAAGTAAGCATAATTGGTCATTATTAAAGAATGGTGCTCGTCCTAGTGGTGCTTTGCTAGTACGTAAGAGCAACCCTAACGTGCCAGCAACTTTAACTGACGATCAATATACTCGTTTGAAGAATGAAATTAATGAACAATATAGTGGTACTTATAATTCAGGTAGACCATTATTATTAGAAGGCGGCCTTGAATGGCAGGAAATGGCTTTAAATCCAAAAGATATGGATTTTATCAATACTACTCGTGAATCTGAACAACAAATATATAAGAATCTTGGAGTGCCTATTCAGCTTATTATGAATGATGGTACTACGTTTAATAATAAACGAGAGGCAAGATTACAATTTTATGAAGATAGAGTTATTCCTCTTGGACAAGAAATTATTGATAATCTTGATATGTTCTTATTGCCGAGATTTCCTGATACAGCAGATTTAGAGCTTTATATTAATAAAGATGATATTGATGCTCTTTCTTTGAAAAGAGAAAGTAGGATTAAAAGTATCAATGAAAATACATCACTCACCATTAATGAAAAGAGGGAGAGATTAGGATTGCTTCCTATTTCTGGTGGTGACAATATATTTACTGCTTCTGGTTTGCCTATTGCGGGTGGTGTTATAGATGATGAATCATAATGATAGTTACAAATGAATCTCAAAAACAAGAGTTAGTTAATAGTTTACTAGTTGACCAAATGAAACTAGAAGCAAGATTAGCACCTAAATTTAAAAAGTTAATCAGACAAATAGGTAGCGAAGGTGCCACTTATTATATAAATAATAAGCGTGTCATAAATGCTGATAATTATACTTCTGAGACTATAACGTTATTACGTGAACATTATCGAATTGTTATTCCTAAATTTGGATTTCAGATTAGAAAACAAGTAGGTCTGACATCAAAATACTTTAATTGTCTTGATGATATGGTTGAGACAAAGCAAATTAATAATGAATTTGATGAAGCAAGTATTATATATATTAATAATCATTCAGAAGAACAAGCTGAATTAATTACAGAGACTAATCAAAAAGATTTAGATAAAGCAACCAATAGTGCTCTTATTAGCCTTTTACTTTTAATGGGCGTTTCCGATGAGCAATTAACGCCTTTTTTGAATCAAGAGCTTGCAGTCCAGAGGGTAGGGCTGCAAGCCCTAGTAGATAGTAATACAGAATTTACTGACAAATTTAAAGAAGAACAATTTGAAAGATTCTTTAAACGTGAAATGAATAATAAAGCTTCTAATCGCTCAGTAGCAATTGCTATTACAGAAACTAATGACCCAATGAATTTTGCCATGACAACCGAGGCACAGCTAGCAAGCCAAGATAATGATATTGCTGAAGCAGCAGTTGCTACTGGTCTTATTAGTGCAAGTTCATTGCAATTTGGTTTGTTGCCAATAAGCAAAGAATGGGTTGCAGTTTTGGATAGTAGAACAAGAGCAACTCACGCAGCAGCAGACGGACAAGTTGTTGCATTTAATGGCACTTTTAAAGTAGGTGGTTACGACCTGCGTTATCCCGGGGATTCCACTTTGGGTGCGCCAGCACAAGAAGTAGTTAATTGTAGGTGTAAAGCATTAGCTATTTTTGAATAATTCAAGAAAATTAATAAAGAATTAACCTATAAGTTGTAGTCTATGTTTTTAAAGCCTATAATGAAAATATGACTAAAGATATTACAAACATTAATGAGAAAATAACAAAAGCTTCAGTTTCGTTGCTTACAATAACTGCTACTTTATTAATTGGGACAATAACATACATTTTTCTAAACCTTGACGCTTCGGTCACCGATTTGAATATAGAAAATAAGAAATTACAACAAGAAGTAATTAAATTACATTCAGCAATCTCATTACAGACATTAAGTTTGCAAGTAATAGAGGATAGGACAAAAGAAAATGAAAGAGAAATAAGAGAGTTAATAAGAATAAGTTATGAAAAGAGAACTTTTGCTAATTAGATATTATCAAGATATTGTTTCAACTTTAGGAATTTTTGTCCTTAAAGATTATTATGGAATGCCAATTTTTTGTCTGGAAAACCCTCAAATGATAAATAACCCTAAGTTATCATGTATTCCAGAGGGCAGATATAAATGTACACCAACACATTATGATAATGATAGACATAGATACAAAATTAACGGCGTTCATGAACTTCATACAGTTGAAATAAAAGCTTGTAGCTTATTACCACAAAGTTATGGTAATATATTAGTAGGGCATGGAATTAATAACTCAAATTATGACCCAATAATTACCAATGGCACGCATGCCATAAATGCTCTTAGGGATTATTTTAATGACAAAGAATTTGAATTAAATATTACAAAAGTGGAGAAAAACAAATGTTAGAATTATTAACTCAAGAGAAAATTATTGATCTAGCTCTTAATATTCTTTTTAGCGCAGGAAGTATTAATCTTATTGCTAATTTAATTACAATAAATATAAAAGAATCAAAATATCGTAATTATAATCGCGTTATCAGAGGATTAATTGACCTTTTAAATAAACTTTCTTTAAATGTTAAGGAAAATAAGAATGCGTCTGATTTTTAACATATTATTAATTATATTTATTTCATCATGTAGTATAAAGCAAACCGAAACACCATCACAGAAATATTACGGCATGAAATCATTATATAAGGATTTATTAAACGCAGCCGTCATTTATAAAGAGGATTGTTATCAACAAGAATCGTATAATGACTGTTATAAATATATAGATAAGATTTTAGAATTAAATAATCATGTTCGAGATGCTTTCAGAAGAGCTGATAATTTTAGCGCACAAACTAACAATATTATAAAAAAAGAAGTAGTAACTATTGCAGATATTGCTTTAATTGAGATGTATGAATATATGCTAAAGGTAGGAGCTTGGAAAAATGAGTAGTAAACAACTTGAGTTTTTATTGCGATTATTTGATATTCTTTTATTAGCATTAAGAGTTGCACCAGAATTAATGAGTGAATATAGAATTAGCAAAGCAAAACTTAATCAATTAGTTCAAGAGAAACGTGACCCGACAGAGCTTGAATGGAAAGATTTAGAAGATAAAATAAATCATCTTAATAATAGGCTTAACAATAAGAAATTAAAGTAGTTTTGTGATTTCAGATAGTGTTGAGTCATCGCTATTTGTGCTCGTATGAGTTAGTCACAATTTGTGACTTAGTGTAAACTATTAATAATAAATACTGATCATAAATAAAATTATACATGGAAATTCATTTGAAATAATTAGGACTATTACCTCTTCATCAATACACTTAAGAGCGCGCTTAAATCAAGCAATTAAGTGCTTCAATGCAAAACTTAATAGGTTAAGCAGTGTACCTATTTTAAACTTATTATGAACCTATTAATACGTCCAATGCAAGACCTATTCTCGCTGACATATTCTTTTACCATATTGCTAATATTAGTAAAATGGTAGGAACTATACGACTTGTAGCTATGATTAATACTTTATGATTGCACTCTTTTAACCAGCTAAGTTATACTCTCTTATATGCTTATCTATCATAATAGAAAAAGTTACCATGCCGCAGCTAAACTGCGGCCTTGGTTTTGTCTGTATTTCATGAACAAGTAATTTTAGTTGTTTTTTCTATTTTTATATTCATTCAATATAGATTGAATATTTAAAGGTTTATAATTTGTTTGTTCAACACTCACGCATAAGTATTTCTTATCTTTAATTTGATTTTGATGTAAATGACCGTGAATATTCAGATTCCACCTTTTTAAAGAATCCGGGTGAATTGGTATATGTGAAAGTATAATTTTTTGTTCTGGAAAAATCTTATATGCTCTAATATCTTCAAAATATAATATATATTCTTTAAGTTTAAAAATATCATGATTGCCTTTAATTAATATTTTGCGTCCATTTAATTCTGATAAAGTTTGCAATGCTTTACGGTTTATTACAACATCACCTAAATGGTAAACTGTATCTTTCTTACCTATTGTATTATTCCAATTATTAATTAATGTTTTATCATGTTCTTCAATAGTTGAAAATGGCCTAATAGGTTCATTATCTTTATCATTAAAAGTAATAATATTACGATGGCCAAAATGAGTATCAGCAACCACAAATGTTTTAGTCATTATTTTTCTCATTACCATATATAATTGCAACTATTAACAACTTTTGATTGACTTGCCTATCAAATTTATATTATATAATAATAACAACAATTTGTGAGGTTAAAATGAAATATTTCAACATAATAATAGATATATATATTATAGCATATAAAAGATGGCAAGAATATATTAGCATCTACGACGATAATGAGCCCGCTTGTAAATATTTTGGATGGGG